GTCCCTTAAGAGTAAAGACCTGATCGGCATCCCATGGCGCGTCGCCTTTGCGCTACAGGCTGACGACTGGTATCTGCGCCAAGACATCATTTGGTCGAAGCCGAACCCGATGCCGGAGAGCGTCACCGACCGCTGCACCAAGGCGCACGAATACATCTTCCTGAGGAGCAAGAGCGCGCGGTATTTCTACGATGCGGCGGCGATTGCAGAGGCCGCCGAATGGTCAGCAAAAATGCCGGATGGTTGGGACACCGGCCCCGGTGCCCATGGGACCGTCCATAGGAACGGCAGGGAAAAGGGCGCTAACAATGGCGCTGGTGGCACAACCCGCAACAAGCGCAGTGTCTGGGAGGTCGCCACCCAACCCTATGCCGACGCCCATTTCGCCACCTTCCCGCCAGCGCTGATCGAGCCTTGCATTAAAGCAGGCTGTCCGACCGGCGGCACCGTGCTGGACCCGTTCGGCGGCGCAGGCACCACCGGACTGGTCGCCGATCGCCTCGGCCGCAATGCGATCCTGATTGAACTGAGTGCCGACTATGCAGCTATGGCGAAAGACCGGCTGCGCGATGATGCCGGCATGTTCGCAGAGGTGTCGGAATGACTACTGCAAGAGAACACACGACGTGGGCCAAACTGGACCCGGTCACGCAAGCTGGGATCAGATGCAATGACCCGGTGTTCCGCGCTTTCCTGAAGGAAACATATCCCGATCATTTCAATGATCCCGGTGGCGACGAGGATATCGACGCCGAAGACAATGCCGCACATACGGTGCGCTCGATCTGCGAGATCGAATCACGCCGCGAGTTGGCCACCGATTTGAGGGCGCAGGCAATGTGGCGCATCCTGGACGACATGTTTCAAGCATGGCTGGCGAGGGAACGGTGACGGCAACATTCCTCCAGCGTGATCTCAGGGAAGCCATCAAGGCGGCGCGCAAGGCCGGCCTGGACATGGAAAAGACCGGGTTCAAGGTTGACAAATCGGGCACGATAACCGTGGTTCCCATGACGCCGATCGACGCGGCGGATGCGAAAGGGGCCGACGAATGGGAACAACGGATGAGAAAGCTGGGGTTAGAGGCGTGAGGCGAAAACTCCCGGAAAACGTCAAGGGCTACGTCAGCAAGGGACGGACCTATTACTATTTCCGGGGCACATCGGTGCGGTTGCCCGGCCTGCCGTGGTCGCCTGAGTTCATGGAAGTGCACGCCAGGATGATGGCTGGCAAGCCTGCGGTGGACATCGGCGCCAGGCGCACGGTGGCCGGCAGCGTGTCGGCTGCGCTGGTGGTGTACTATCGCAGTGCGGATTGGGTCGACGGCCTAGCAGATTCCACCCGGAAATGGCGGCGCAACTGCCTCGAGAAGTTTCGCTCCGACTTTGGCGACCTGTCCCTTCGGACAATGCCGAAGCGCTATGTGCAGGCGTATGTTTCGGCAATTGCAAAGCCTGGCAGCCAGCAGAACATGGCGCAGGCGCTCGGTTCCTTCTTTCGATACTGCGTGGATACTATGCTTCTCGTCGAGAACCCGTGCGAAGGCATCAAGCGCGCCAGGATGATCAGGTCCGGCGGCTTCAAGCCGTGGACCGAGGACGACGTCGAGAAATTCTGTAGGGCCCATTCCGTGGGCTCGATGGCCCGGCTGGCTCTTGCGCTTTATCTGAATTTCGGCGTGCGCAAGTCCGACGTTGTCAGGATCGGGCCGCGCGACATCACCAACGGCGAGCTGACCGATTTCCAGCCGCAGAAGACCTCGCGCAGTGGCGGGCTCAAGATCACCGTGCCGCTGACGGAAGAGACCGCAGCCATCATCGCGGCGACGCCGCTGATCGGGACGCGGACATTCCTGGTGACATCGTTCGGCAAGCCGTTCACGGCGGCAGGCTTCGGCAACTGGTTCCGGAAGCGCTGCCGCGAGGCCGATGTTTCCGATGTTTCCTCGCACGGGCTGCGCAAGCTGTGCCTGATCCGGCTGGCCGAGCTCGAGCTTTCCACCGACACCATAATGGCTATAAGCGGCCACAAGAACCGTGCCGAGGTGGATACCTACGTTGCCGCGGTGAACCGCAAGAAGATGGCGCGCAAGGCCATTGGTGCCGTCGAATCCGCACGTAAGAAGAACAACACGATGTCTAACGTGATCGTCGAGTTAGGCAATTCAGGAAAATGACTAGCAATATCAAGGGTAAAAACCAGGGGTTCAACTTCGCGTCGTTCTCGCACTTGAGCCAGAATCAATGACTTGCGGCGTCTAACCGTTCAAAATGGCGCATTGTAATGTCAGTGGATTTTTGCGGATTGCCTAACGGTACGAAGCGTTCCTTGGTCCCTTGAAGGAAAGGGAGGTTGCGCGATGCGCCGCAACTGGATGCCGCTCTATATTCCCGATTTTCTGGCCGACACGATGCACCTCTCGACGGTGGAAACCGGCGCGTATCTGTGTCTCATTATGGACTACTGGCTGCACGACGGGTTGCCGGACGACGACCACAAGCTGGCGTCGATCACTCGGTTGCCGGTCAAGTCATGGCGGCAGATGCGGCCGACCATCGAGGCATTCTTTCGTCCCGGCTGGCGGCACAAGCGGGTCGACATCGAGCTTGCCAAGATGGTCCGCATCTCAACCAAACGACAGGAAGCAGCGAGCAAAGCCGGGACCGTTTCAGCGATCAAGAGAGCCAACGCCACGTCAACGTCACGTGTACGTAACGTGCACACCACGTTAACGTCACGTGCACCTGACGTGCACCACTCTACACAAGAAAGTTTAATAACTTCTACCTTTGTTGGTACTGCGCGCGAGGGCCTTCCAAGGGAACCCGTTGAAACATCAAACAAAACACTCCCGCAGGATTTCGCGGAAAGGGCCAGAGAAGCTTTGCAACGGGAACCCGGCTTAGGCTCCGGGGAACTGGTCGCAACCATGCAGGCCAAGGGCTGGGTGAAGCCGTGACGCTGACCGCCAAGCTGCCTCAAACGGAACCGAAAAAATCAACATGGCGCTACCCGCTCACCGTTCTGGCCGACTGCGCCGAGCGCGAGGCCAAGGCGCGCCGTCGCGTCTATCCGAACCGCATCCTCACCGGCCGGATGAGCCACCGTTTCGCCGAAGCCGAGATCGACAAGATGGCCGCAATCGCACGGGAACTGCGCGATATGGCGGAATGGGAAAAACTGCTGTGACGGGTCGAGGCCGCAACCCCTACAACCCGGCGGTCTCAGGCCCGCAAGTCCACGACCGCCGCGCCCGGGCAACCAACCGCGGCCAAGCCGGCCACATCGTCGAGGTCGAGGTGGATGATCCCTATGGGCAACCGGGCGAGCGGATTTCGGCGATCCGATCGACAAGGGACGATCCCTTGGCCGATCACTTGGCCCGCAGGCATATCGATCAGGCGCAGTACGAGGCCGGCAGGGCGTTCCAGAGGCACTTTGCCACCGCAGAAAAGGGTCCTAGAGCGCTTGGATGGACCGAGGCGGTGGATGGCGGCCTTCAGGCTGAGCCCCTCACCGACGCCCAGCTAATGGCCAGCAAATGGCTAACCCGGTGCTATGGCGCTTTGGGACGGGACGGCTCGATCCTGATGCACGAGATGTTGGTCGACGCCAAGACAACACGGCAGATAGCTGCGGCCAGAGGTATGATCGGCGAGGACTGGAACAGGTATTTCAGCCGGCGGCTGTTCGAATGCCTCGACACGCTAGCCATAGTGTTCGGGCTGGCCAATGGAACTAGCCCTTGACGGCTGTACAGTAACCAGTGCTATAAACGCCACAATCGATAGCCGCTTGCGGGAGAACCCCGTTGGCGGCTTTTTCGATTGGGGATCGGTAGGGTTGTGCGTTCTGGATGTCGCCCCTCCCCTGCGAGCAGACCCTGCTGATCTACCCATGAGGGTTTCACGTGAAAGGTAAGCTGAGATCCCTAAGCCCAATGGTAAGGGCTACTGATACTCGCACCACCAAGCTACCACCCAAGGTCAAAGACCCAGTCTACAATTCACCTGAGTTCCAGATGTGGCGTGCTGTAGTCAAGCAGCGTGCAGGGTACAGGTGTGAGTATGTGGATAGTCATGGACATAGATGTACCAAGACTAGCCCAGAGCATAGGCTGTATGCTGACCATATAGTAGAGCTTAGGGATGGTGGATCATTAATAGATCCAAGTAATGGGCAATGCTTATGTGCATCTCATCATCAAGATAAGACACTGTCTGCAAGAGTAACTAGGCACCGATCCTGACTGATCTTGACTGGAACCGGGGGGTGTCAATGAATTCAAAGGCTTAGCCGCGCTATACCCGCGTCCTTCCTCACGCGGCGAGTTTATACTGGTAAAAAAGGGACTTAGCCAAAATTGGAACCTAATTCCTGGCCTGCGGACAAAGTCGAGCGGTGGCCGATCGAGCGGCTGGTTCCGTATGCGCGGAACGCCAGAACGCATACTGACGAGCAGGTAGGCCAAGTTGCGGCCTCGATTCGGGAGTGGGGCTGGACTAACCCGGTTCTGGTATCGGTGGATGGCGGGATCATTGCCGGCCATTGTCGGGTGCTGGCGGGGAGGAAACTGGGTCTGACCGAGGTCCCGGTGATGTTGGCGGCGGGCTGGAGCGAGGCGCAAAAGCGGGCCTACATCCTGGCCGACAACCAGCTGACGCTGAACGCTGGATGGAACCCGGAACTGTTGCGGCTGGAACTAGCCGAGTTGCAGGACCTGCAATTTGACCTTGGCCTGATCGGGTTTGGCGACGACCAACTGGCCGGACTGCTGCAGAGCAATCCTGGCCTGACCGATCCCGACGAGGTTCCCGAGCCACCTGCCGTTCCGGTGGCGCAGCGTGGCGATTTGTGGCGTTTAGGCCGGCATCGGCTGGTGTGCGGCGACGCCACCGATAAAAACGACGTGCGGGCCGCGCTGGGCGACGTGGTGCCGCACCTGATGGTGACCGATCCTCCGTATGGAGTTGAGTACGACCCTGACTGGCGCAACCGGGCTGACAGGGCCAATGGGAAACCCTATGGCGCGAGCGCCATAGGGCAAGTGTCCAACGACGACCGGGTTGATTGGCGCGAGGCGTGGGCGCTGTTTCCGGGTTCCATTGTTTATTGCTGGCATGCCGACCCGCATGCCGCTGGCGTCCAGGCCTCGCTGGAGGCGGCAAGTTTTGAGATCGTCTGTCAGGTTATATGGGCCAAGGACCGATTCGTTATCTCACGCGGCGACTACCATTGGCAGCACGAGCCGTGCTGGTACGCAGTCCGCAAGGGAAAGAAACACGGCTGGTCCGGCGATCGGTCTCAAACAACACTCTGGCAGATTAGCCACCAGAAATCCGAAACCGGCCACTCGACCCAGAAACCTGTCGAGTGCATGCGCCGGCCGATCGAAAACAACTCCTCGCCGGGCCAGGCGGTCTACGACCCGTTCGTCGGCTCCGGCACCACCATCATCGCCGCCGAGATGACCGGCCGCGCCTGCCATGCGCTGGAGATTGATCCGGCCTATTGCGACGTCACCATTGAGCGCTGGCAGAACTTCACTGGCGAGAAGGCGGAACGGATGCCAGCACATGAAGCTGCCGCGTGATGCCGACTATTGCTATGCGCGAATTGTCCGCGCCGAGGATTATCTTCGGATGGGCTGGATGATTGTCGGTGAACTCGGGCCGACGCACGGCGTTTGGTCGGTGCTGGCGATCTGGCTGTGCGAGTGTCGGCCGGCACGCATGCCGCGGGAGGCTTAATGGCTCAATACAACAAACACGAACCGACCGAGAAGGACCGCAAGACCGTCGAGTCGATGTCGGGGCATGGCATTCCGGAAGACGATATTGCGCGGGTGCTCGGCATCGCGCGGATGACCCTGCGCAAGTGGTATTCCGAGGAACTGGCAACCGGCCACATCAAGGCGAATTCGATGGTTGCGCAGAGCCTGTACCAGAAGGCGATGGGCAACGGCCAGGGCTCCGTGACCGCCTGTATTTTCTGGCTCAAGGTCCGGGCCAACTGGGTCGAACCGCGACCTTGGGAAGACCAGGGGCCGGGCAAGAAGGAACAGTTGCAGACGGCGGCGGCCACGGCGGGCGGCACGGCGACCGAATGGGCCGACGATTTGGGGGTTGGGCAAGTTAACTGATGCTCACGACATCCTGGGACACCTCCTGCCGGGGCTGGGAATCCCGCATCCTTTCCGGCTGCTCGCTGGTTCCGGAATTACCGTTGTTCGAGGCCGAGGCAGCCAGGGCGCTGCGGGTATTCAAGCGGCTGCGGCTGCCGGATGTGATCGGCACGCCGACGCTGGGCGAGGTCTGTGGCCCGTGGTTCTTCCCGATCGTGGCGGCGCTGTTCGGGTCGTACGACCCGGCGACCAATGTCCGGCACATTTCGGAAGTCTTCCAGCTAATTCCGAAAGGCAACAGCAAATCGTCCAACGGCGGCGCGGTGATGTTGACAGCGCTGATTGTCAATCGAAGACCCGAATCGGAATATCTTTTCATCGCGCCCACCATCGAGATTGCGTCGATCGCCTACAAGCAAGCCAAGGGCACGATCCGGCTCGACCCTGAGCTAACCAAACTGTTCCAGGTGCAGGATCACCTCAAGAAGATCACGCACCGGGTTAGCGGCGCGACGTTGCAGATCAAGGCAGCCGACACCGACACGATCACCGGAAGCAAGGCGACCGGGACCATGATCGACGAGACCCATCAGTTTGCCAGGAAGAACAACGCCGCCGAAGTGTTCATCGAGTTACGCGGCGCACTGACCAAGCGGCCGGACGGGTTCCTATTTCAAACGACCACGCAATCGAAGCAGCCGCCGGTCGGGGTGTTCGCCTCGGAGTTGGCGATGGCGAGAGCGGTGCGCGACGGCAAGCACCGACTACCGCTATTGCCGGTGCTGTACGAACTGCCGGAGGCAATGGCCCGCGACGACGGCTGGAAGAATCCGGAGTTGTGGCCGCTGGTCAACCCGAATTTGGGACGGTCGACGAACGCCGATTTCCTGGCCCGCGAGGTGATGCGGGCCGAGGCTGACGGGCCGGCCGCGGTGGCGCTGATTGCGAGCCAGCATTTTAACGTGCAGATCGGCATGAGCCTGCGGGCCGATGGCTGGGCCGGCGCCAACTACTGGGGCCGCGGGGTCGAGAAGGAGCTGACGCTGGATGATGTGCTGGCGCGATCCGAGGCCGTGGTGGTCGGGATTGATGGTGGTGGACTTGATGATCTTCTTGGCATCGCAGTGCTCGGGCGCGAGAAGGACACCAAGACGCACCTGGCCTGGACGCACGCGCTGATCTCGCCGGAAGGGCTGGAACGGCGCAAGGCCAATCAAGGGTTCTACGACAAGTTTCAAGCGGACGGCGACCTGACGGTGGTGGCCGAGTTGCCGGACGACATCAGCTTCGTCGTTGATGTGGTTGAGAAGGTCAAGGCGACCAAGAAGCTCGCGGGCGTCGGGGTCGATGCGATCGGCATCGGGGGAATTGTAGATGCCCTCGCTCGAATAGGCGTCACGCAGGAAAACAACCTTCTGGCCGGCGTGCGCCAGGGCATTTCGTTGATGGGCGCCATTAAGACAGTGGAGAGAAAATTGGTCGACGGAAGTTTCAAGCACGGCGGCCAGGCGCTGATGACGTGGTGCGCCGGCAACGCGCGGATCGTGCCGACGCCGACCGGGATGCGGATTGCCAGAGACGACAGCGGCTTCGGCAAGATCGATCCCTTGATGGCGCTGTTCAATGCTGCGGCGCTACTGGCGCTCAATCCGGTGCCAGAGAAGCGGCCGGAAGTTCGGATGTTTTTCGCTTAAACCTGAAAGCAAATCATCATGCCGCGCGTATTCGCCACCGGGACCATCACCGCGGGCCAGTCGCTGTCGAGCCCGATCGATTGCCGGTCAGGAGCGCCGTTGCTGCTGTTCATGCCGCCGCAATGGACGCCGGCGCGAATGTCCTACCAACTATCATCGGACAACGTGAATTTTTTCGACCTGTACGATCGCAACGCGCGGGAGATCGCGGTCAATGTCCGCGCCGGCACCGTGGTCCGGCTCAACCCGGAATGGACCGAGTCAGCGCTGGGCTGCTGGCTGAAAATCCGTTCTGGCAGCAGCGACATGGCGACCATACAGGCCGCCAACCGCAGTTTCACGATGCTGATCGATACCGGCGTCGGGCTCGCTACCTAGGAACCAACCATCATGATGAACCGGGCTTTCAGCCTGCTTGAAATCAAGCGGGTGAACGAGGACGCGCGCGAGATTACCGGCTGGGCGACGACGCCGACAGCGGATCGCCTCAACGACGTGGTCGAGCCGGAGGGCGCCAAGTTCACGCTGCCGCTGCCGCTGTTGTGGCAGCACAATGCCGGCGATCCGATCGGCCATGTCACGGCCGCCAAGGTCTCGAAGGCCGGCATCGAGATCACCGCGAGGATTGCCCAGGGTGTCACCGCCGAGATCGATCGCACCTGGTCGCTGATCAAGGCTGGTCTGGTCACCGGGCTGTCGATCGGTTTCACGTCGATCGAACATGAGTTCATCAAGGAAACCAAGGGCATTCGCTTCAAGAAATGGAATTGGCTGGAGCTGTCGGCGGTGACCATCCCGGCGAACCAGACCGCCACCATCACTACGATCAGATCTATCGACACTGCGCAGCGGGCCGCGTCAGGCCAGCAAGCTCGCGGTGCGAGCCAGAACCCACCGGGCGCCTCCGGACGATCTCAACAGATGATTGCCCCGGAGGGCACCAAAATGAAAACGATAGCAGAGCAGATTACTGCGCTTGAAGCCAAGCGGGCCGCTGATGCCGCGCGCATGGAAGCCGTGTTGCAGAAGAGCCTCGACGAGGATCGCACCGCGGACGCGGCCGAACAGGAGGAGTTCGACACTCTCAACACCGAGGTCGAGGCGGTCGACAAGCAACTAGTGCGCTTGCGCTCGCTAGAGAAGGCCAAGGCGGTGACCGCCAAGGCGGTGGTCAGGGCAGAGACCGCCAATGAGGGGTCTATGGCGCGTGGCGGCTACGCTCCAATCTACGCGGTGCCGGAACAGCGCATTGCGAAGCAGGACTATGTCTGGCACGCGCTGGTCTGTGCGGTGAAGGCACATTTTACCAAGCAGAACCCGTTCGACATCCTCAAGTCCGAATATGGCGACGACGAACCGCACCGCGCGGTGTTGAACTTCGTCACCAAGACTGCCACGGTTCCGGCTGACACCGTGACCTCCGGTTGGGCGAGCCAATTGGTCGACACCTCGATCCAGGACTGGTTCAACGCGCTGATGCCGAATTCGGTCTATCCGGCACTGGCGTCGAGAGGTGGCAAGTTTACATTCGGACGGGCCGGCATTGTCTCGATGCCGACCAGGGCAGCGACGCCGACGATTGCCGGTTCTTTCGTGGCCCAAGGCGCGCCGATCCCGGTGCGGCAGGGCGCATTCACGGCGATCACCTTCACGCCGAAGAAGATGGGCGTGATCTCGACCATGACGAGAGACATTGCCGAGCATTCGACCCCGGCAATCGATGCCTTGATCCGGCAGGCGATTGTTGAGGATACCGCGGTCGCCATTGATAGCGTGCTGCTCGATGCCACTGCGGCGACCACCACACGGCCGGCCGGGCTGAAAGCTAGCGTATCCGCCACCACGGCGACAGCCGGCGGTACGCTCGCCGCATTGATTGGCGACATCCGCGGGCTAACCAACGCGCTGATCACCGGCACTCAGGGCAATCTGCGTTCGCCGGTGTGGATCATGAATCCCGGGGATGTGTTGGCGGCGTCGCTGTTGCCAGCCACCGCTGGTGGCGGAGAATTCCCATTCAAGGCGGAACTGGCGGCGGGCACTCTGCAAGGCTATCCAGTGATCCAGTCTTCGAACGTTACGGCCGACACCATGCTGCTGGTCGACGCCGCCGATTTCGTTTCGGTGACCGGCGACAGCCCGCGGTTCGATGTGAGCGACCAGGCGACCTTGCATATGGAAGATACCACGCCATTGCAGATCGCTACCGGCGCACAGGGTTCGGGCGTGCTTGCGACGCCGACAAGGTCACTCTGGCAGACCGATTCGATCGGCATTCGCATGCTGCTCGATCTCAATTGGGGCCTACGCCGTACTGGCGTCGTCGCCTGGACTCAAACCATGACATGGAACTGAGAGGAAAAAACATGGCACAGACACCAGCCAAGACCAAGGATCATCCCGACGTTAAGGCAATGCAGGACCGACGCGAGGAGCAGACCAAGTCGAACGAGGCAGCGATGAAGCGGATGGAATCATCGCAGCCGACACCGACCCAGGAGGAAAACGACTTGGCGAAGCTCGGCGTCGCAGTCGACGACAAAGAACCCGACGGTGCCGGGCCGACCATCATCCGCACCACCGTCGTCGCCAACACGCCGCTCGGCGCCGAACCGCCCAGTCTGACCGATCCATACTCGGCCGAGGGCAAGGCAGAACGCGAACGGGCGGAACGCGAACGGGCGGAGCGGGCCGCTCAGGCCAAAGCCAAGAGGGACGAGGCGCGCGGCTAATGGCACGGCGACGCGGCACGCCTCGACCGTATGCCGAGGCGCGCCCGACTATCTCGGGCACGGCGACGCTGGGCCAGATCCTGACCTGCAACGATGGGGTGTGGATTCCACAGCCAATCTCCATCACGCGGCAATGGATCAGGGATGCCTCGACCGTGATCGCCGGTGCTACAGCAACGACCTATACGCTGGTCGCCGCCGATCAGACCCACACAGTGAAATGTCGCGTCATCGGCACCAATACCTATGACGCGACGACGATCGATACTGCAAGCACGGCGACGGTGGCTTGAATGAGAATCCTCGGCCTGCCAATCCCGTTCACCGGCGAGAAGGCGTTGTCCTCCTTGCCGGTGGACCGCGACTATTCCTATCCGATCGTGCGCGAATCTTATCCCGGCGCCTGGCAGCAGAACGTCACCGTCAATACCGACAGCGCGGCGTCGTTTCATGCCGACTTCGCCTGCAAGACCCTGATTGCGCGCGACATCGCCAAACTGCGGGTGAAACTGGTCGATCAGGACGAGGACGATATCAACATCTGGAGCGAGGTGGTCAACCCGGCGTTCTCGCCTGTGCTTCGCAGACCTAACGCGTACCAGACCCGAAATCAATTCTGGGAAAGTTGGGTGCTGTCGAAACTGTCGCGCGGCAATACCTACGTGCTGAAACAACGCGACAACCGCAACGTCGTGACCGCGCTGCATATCCTCGATCCGACCAGGGTGCAGCCGTTGGTCGCCGACGACGGCGCGGTGTTCTATCGTCTCAGCAGCGACAATCTGGTCGGCACCGGCGAGATCACCGTGCCCGCGCGCGAGATCATCCACGACCGCTTCAACTGCCTGTTCCATCCGTTGGTCGGAACGCCGCCGGTGTTTGCGTCAGGGCTGGCGAGCATGCTCGGCTTGAATGCGCAGAAGGCATCGGCGCTGCTGTTCCAGAACGCCTCCACGCCTGGCGGCATCCTCACCGCGCCAGGCGAGATCAGCCAGGTGGAAGAACAGCGCCTGAAAGAGCAATGGGAGAACCGTTTTTCGCGGGTCAATCTCGGCCGCGTCGCCATCCTGACCGGCGGTGCCAAATACGAGAAGGTGGCAATGACCAATGTCGAGGGACAGATGGTCGAGTCGCTGAAATGGAGCGCCGAGGTGGTGTGCAGCGTCTACCACGTGCCACCCTACAAGGTCGGCGTCGGCGCGCTGCCGTCCTACAACAATGTGCAAGCCTTGAATGTGGAATACTACAGCCAGGCGCTGCAAAGCCACATCGAGGAGATCGAGGAGCTGTTGGACCACGCGCTCGGCATCGGCTGGGGCGTCGGTCTCGGCACCGAATTCGATACCGAGAACCTTTTGCGGATGGACAGCGTCACCCAGATCACCGCGATCCAGCAGGCGGTTGGCGCCGGGGTGATGGCACCGAACGAAGGCCGCAGCAAGCTCGATCTCAAGCCGGTCGACGGCGGCGAGTCGCCGTATCTGCAGCAGCAGAATTACTCGCTCGCGGCGTTGGCCAAGCGCGACGCCCAGGATGATCCGTTCAAGCCGGCCACGCCGGCATTGGCTGCACCAACAGAAGAGCCAGCCGCTGATGAGCCGGTCGAGGAGCCAGTCAAGGAAAAAACCAAGGCTATCGATCTCGACCGGGTCACCAAGCTATACGCGAGGGCTGCGTGATGGATCTGCAAGAAGCATTTGATCGTGGTTTCGAGGTGGTGAAAACCTACGTCGACGCCGAACTCGCGGCTGCCGCCATGTTGCCGCCCGAACTCGCTGTTGAGGTCGCGAAAGCGGTGCGGACACTGCACGAAGCGCCGGCGGTCGTCGAACGCAGCGAGCCAGTGCCGCCGCCAAAAGTCGTTCGCATCGAGCGTGACGCGGATGGCAACCTGGTGCCGATCTACGACGAGCCGCAGCCGTGATCATTGTGCTGTCGGAGCAGGCCAGCAATATCATGCTCAATGTGCTGTCCGGCCTGATGGATGGCGGCTCGATCGAACTGTTGTCGGACGATGACCGTAGGCTTGCCGTGCTGAAGCTGTCCGACCCGGCAACGGAGGAAGCATCCGGCCGCGAGATCGCATTCAACAGGATCATGGAAGAGGATGCCGCGCTGGCACAAGGCAATGCGGCCAACGCGCGGATTCTCAGCAGTGACGGCAGCGAAGTATTTCACTGCGATGTCGGCGACGAAAATTCCGACGCCACGATCAAGCTCAACACCACCAGGATATTCCGCGGCGGCCCGGTGCGGCTGACCTCGTTCCGGCTGGCGTTCTGAGGGAGGTTAACTTGGCCACATACACGAAGTACGACACCGCGATCGAGAAACTCGTTGACAAGAAGATTGATGCGTTCGGCAATACGGACACTTGGAAAGCCGTGATCCATACCGACGCGCCCGTCACGGCAACCGACAGTACACTGACCGACCTAACCCAGATTGCCGGGAGCAATGGCTACACCACGGGCGGCACCAGCATCACGTTCAATTCGACCAGGACCGGCGGCACGGTGACGGCGACCGGCACCGACGTGGTCTGGACGGCCAGTGGCGGCAATCTCGGCGCTTCCACGACCGGGCGCTACATCTCGGTTTACGATGATACTTCGGCGGCCGACGATCTCTGGTGTAGCTGGGATTATGGGTCGGCGTTCACGGTCGCTGACGGCGAAACTCTAACGCTCGACTTTGGCGCGAACATTTGGACCATGACGTGAAACTACAGCCGCGGCCGGCAATGCAGGTGCTGGCCTGCAAGCGTTACCCGGTTGCGAAGCTGAAAGGTCTGATCCCGCTGAAATACATCGAAGCACTTGAACAAAACCAGATGCTGCGATCCTGCTGCCGTCATCCCGAGAACCACGACATCGAGGCGTTCATGTCGCGGGCCGAGGAAGCGGCGCCGGATGTGTACATCTTCCACTGTTCGTGCGGACGCAAGCACAGACGGTTCTGTGTCGGTGGCGG